TCCGCATCAACCTGTTCATTATCGTATGAGTTCCACTTTGTACCCCAGTTTTCACACGACCAGTCGTACCATGTTGTGTGACCATACAATACCTTATTACTGATGTACTGCAAACCTATTTTCGCCAGCTCTTCATCTGTTTTGCCGTGCGCCTTCTTTCTTCTTTCGTACTCGTCGTCCGTCATTTTCCCATATTTATTGCTCAAAAATCCAAATCTTCTCTTGCTCATTTTTCTCAGCACAGCTTCGATGGCAACATCTTCTGATGAACCACTTTCGATATTTAAGCTCTCCGGCATAGGAATGAGCTTATTGAAATCGAAGAACGTAAACTGTTCCTTCGTGTACTCGTCTGTTTTGGTTGTGAACAGTGGAAGGTTCGCAATCCCTGTCATTTTAACTTTGTTTCTTACATGATTTGGCATAATCTTATCCTCCTAAATTTAATTCCAGTCGCTCGCAATTTCTGCGACCGTTCTCTCTAAAATCTTAAACTTCTCCGGGTCAATCCAACTCGGTATCTCTCCGTTTCTTACTCTCTCCTGGTATCGGTTCAAACACAGCTGCTTCACTGGTACTGATCTACCTATCTGAACAAACATACCTCTTTGCTTGTCCCAGGCAAATGCTCCGTACTCCACGTTTTCAACTGCGGCTTTCATAGTCTCCACTGCCGCGTCCAATGCGTCCAGTTCTACCGGTCCAGGCGGCATCTCTTCGATGTTCCGGATATTATGCAGGTACGTTTCCAGTACCGCCGCATTTTCTCTGAGCGTCATTCGTCCTCTCCCTCCTCTTCTTCCTGGTGCCAATGATACTTGCAATCCGGGTTTTCGCATCTGCCGTTCCACATCGTGCTGCCGCATTCCGGGCAGGTGGTCGCCTCGTATGGTCCTCCGCCTAACATCTGATCCGCTCCTTTCTACAAATACGAACATCCATATCTCTTCCGGAAAGTTTCTCTGCCTCCCTTATGGATAATCTGTTTTACTTCGCCTTCCTCCTTGCCTTCATCGATAATCCTTGCAAATTCGTCTGCCTTCTGCAGGGCGTATTCTTTTTCCCAGGCCAGCTGTCCGATAATCTTTGACATTCTCTCTGCCATCGGGTTTCCGTGTATTCTCATTAGGATTTCTCCCATATTGTGACAGTTGTTACATACCGGCACTTTCAATCCGTCCTTCTCGCTCAGTTCTCTACCGGCGGTACCGAACACCAAATGATGCTCAGCTTCCGACGGTCTGCCGCAGATGAAACAGATTTCCGGATAGTCTGTCACTATTCCTTTACTCACCGCTTGCACCTACTTTCTGTTTCCAACTCCAATGATTACCAAGAACGCAAATACCACTAATGCTGCCATAGTCTCGCCTCCTTAACCAAAAACCACTGTTCCGAATAGTGCGTACTGGATGATCGCATCACACACGATTGCGTCTGCATTGCAGGTGTCGAATCTGATCTTGCCATCCATCTGCTCTAAGCAGTTGCAGCCAACCGGTGTAATCGCCCACAGCTCTACTCCTTTCTTGAACTTCTCCAAGTCCAGCTCGTAATACTCTGTCTCGTCCTTGTCGAACGGTTCCGGCAGGTGTAATCTCAGTTTTCCGCCTCTTGCGATCTGCTCGCTTCCATATTCTCCGAGATAATCGCCTACAACCTTTGCCTCATCACACCAGTAAGTGATGCCACCCTCCAATGC